TGTACCTTCTCTACCGTAGTATTAAATAACTCAACGAATGATACCATCTCGCTGAGTTCAAAGTCTTCTTCAGTTGCTGTAGTACCTACAGGATTAAGTGGCATGGGTATAACCTTCCATGAACCATCCCATAGTTGTACTCTTCCTAAGTTTCTATCCTCAACCCACTTATCTAAGACCCACTCATTTAAGATAGGTTGATTAACTTCCACAAATCTTATGATCTCTGGAATAATTTCTTTATATCTATTCTTTAAATTATTATACGAGGTTAGATCCTGAAGAACTTCCTCCTGCCATATTTTTCTCACTTGCACCATCCATTAATGTAGAATTTTTTGTTGCCATACGATACATCTTCTCATGTATTGTAATCTCTTCTTCAGGAGGTTCATACTCACAAGGAGCAGTGTCCTCCCAATCAAACCCACCTTTATCAGTAGCAATTGGCATACTATCTAAAGGATTAGGTGGGAACCAATCATCATGCGGAACAGGTGATTGAGCTGGATACGTCATCTAACCTCTGGACATCTCTTCGTACCATGTACAGGACATTCTACACCCTTATCTGTAAAATTACAAGCTTCCTTTAACTTCTGTTTAGGAGCCTTCTTCATTTTCTGTTCTGAAGGTTTCATCCCATCGGGATCATCCAATTGAGGCATGATCTCAATAGGACCTTTTACTTTTTTTCGGCAATACTCCTGAAGCTAGAGAAAGATCTTTTCTCTTTGACTGGTTTAGTTTCTTCCGTCTTTACTTCTGGTTCCAAATAGTTAACACCATGTGGACCTGCAGGTGGTTCTAAATCAATTTGCCTACGAGACTTAACCTCTTGGTTAACTACATGCTCATGCACTGCTTCTCTAGTAACCTTGAATGAATCGGAAGGAACATTCTTCTCTATTCCATGCTCAAACATTATATCATAATGAGATACGTTTCCTTCCTCATCAAGTGTGTGCATCTCAGTTAAACAATTTCCCTCACCCCACTCAGGATGTTCAACCTTAGTTACACATGAATGCTTTACTTTCTTTACTTCTGGCTTTCCTTCTTCACCCTTTGGTTCAGCAAGTTTCATACCTGGTGCATCACCACCACCTACACCATCGGCTCCCTTGCCTTTGATGTCTGTGTTAGCCATCTTAGCGGAGTAATCAAACCTCCATTCCTTCTGGACATCGTTCTGTACGACTGGTCCTTCAAACTTAGCGTTCTTTGTTATTGCTTCAGCAGCATACTGTGCTAAAGTCTTTTCTTCGTGGTGATCCATCTTATCTTTTATGGGGTCTGTAGGGATTGTTTGCTTAACTGCAACTGTACCAGCAGGTTTCTGTACCTTTTGGCCAGGAGTAAGCGACATTACATACTCTCGATACGCATCAGTTCCAATCTCGAAAACTTCCTGTATGTCAGTAATCCAAGTGCGGAAGGTTGTATCTTCAGCAGTTAGACATAGTACATAGTTAGGTCCACGACGTAAGATCTTTCCAACCTGTCCGTTCTCAGTTAAAACCCACTCACCTTTTTTATATACTTCGTTCTTATAGAACTTATCACGAGTGATTTTTGCTTCCGCAACCTGAGTCTTTTTAGCAAAGTCAGAGAAAGATTTCATTAATATATGTGTACATATCAAACTTATTTATAAGCCTAATCCCTTCCTAACCTCTTTCATCATCCTTATTTTCATGGAAGGTTTCATATTACGGGATGTTCCCTCTCTAAATCCGCTAGAATCTCCTGCTTTTGCCGCGTCCCTCATCTTACTTGCAGACATACCTTCTGCACCTTCCTTATCTGGATCTCTAAGACCAGCAGACACTACTTCAATCTTATCAAATGCAAAATCATCTGTTCTATTCCGCTTCTGTAATAAAGTATCAAACTCAGTTACTCTATCCTGACCAACTACCATTACTATACGTTTATAATCTAACATCATCATGTGCTGGCAAGTTGTAATAATAGTTCTACAGCATTCTTCATCACCAACAATGTAGTCTTTCATTTCAGGATAAGATCTCTTCATCCAGTTAACTTTACTTCTAAATCTCAAAGGGTTCTTAGTCTTATCCACAGTTTTAGTTGGGAATATCATCACATCATCAGCACCACTCTCAGAAACAAGTCTCTCTAAAAGTTTGTAATGTCCTATAGTTGGTGGATTAAATCTACCAAATGTGAAGTAGCATGTTTCAGTTCTGTTGCTCATTTCTTATCTCCTTCCACCCAGTTCTTTTCTACATTGAAGTTAGCAGTACTAAAGGATAGACGATCAACTAACTTAACAGCCCTATCACCTTCCACGATAGCAACATAACCCTCAGGTGCTGTGATATCAAATCCATTTTCAGTGCGGAGAAATGTACCAAACCTCTCACCCTTCTCAAGTTTACGCACAAACATATCTTTAGCAATCTGTAAGTTCTTATAGAGATCAATAGTTTTAATTAGATCTGATTTATGATCCTTTATGAAATCTAATCCATCATATAACTTAGTCAACTTGGCAGCCTTACCTTTAGGTGTCTTTAATTTGTCAGCAGCTTTCCGTACTTCTGTTTCAAAATAAGTAGTAAACTCCTCAAGAACTTTAGAAGAAGTGCCCATCCTCTTACCCTCTCTAATATACTTGTTGAAAAATATCTTCAATCTAACTCCAACAATTAACTGATCTTTACCTGAATTATGTTCTGCAAGAGTGTCTAGAACATCAGTTACCATCTTAGAGCTCTGTGATCTTATTGTTACTAGTTTCTTTTTCTCATCTCCAGTCAACAAATTATCCTTACCCAACTGACCAGTAGCAGCACTAAGAACTAATACATCATCACTATCCTTTAATGTATTAACATCATATCCAAACTTGGCATTCAACCCCTCAATAGTTTGTCCAACATATTGAGTGTGAAATACTACACCCAACTTTGCTTTTAGAGCCTTCTCATATAATTCATCTTCTTTTGGAATACAATATGTAATAGTATTGGGTTGAAATATCAAACAATCCTGCCCATGAATTTTTTTGATTTGTTTATCCTCTTTAGTAAATAAAAGATCACCCTGCGCAACACCTTTAATACCTATTGAAGGAAGATACTTTAAACAATCCTTTAACTTAGAAGCAAGACCTGGTGAATGTCCATGATGTCTTTCAACATCCTCCATACCAAAATTAACCTTCGCATCTTTATTAAAGATAGACTTTGATCCTACGAAAAAAGTATCTGATCCTGGATACTCACCACAAAATACAGCAGGAGCACCATCCCATTTAGTAGTAACCTTTAAACCATTCTTCTGAACACCAGTAAAAACTCTAGCCAATTCATCCAGAAACATAAAGGCATCAGCAGCACCCTCCTTACCATCAAGGAGAATACTATCTTCTAAGTGTTCTAAGTGTGTGTTCTTACTCATTAGTATATTTTAGCAAATGGTCCATATCTACGTCCAGCTTTCATAGCCAACCAACACATCTCAGTACAGAATTTATTCCACTTATCTGAATCCATCTTATAGAAAGCATATAACCATGCAACCTCTTGACATTTAGCATTAGCAACATGAGGTTCTGTGTCAAATACCAATTCAAAATTATCACAAGCAACTTCTTCTAATGTCTTACCAGGTACATGTGTAATAGCATGTTCTAATTTCTTATTAGTTGTTCCTGTACCACCTGCAATGATAGTTCTTATCATCTCTTTCCAAGTGCATGAACAATGATCTTTAGCAAATTTATTTGCCACAAACTCATCAACATTCTTAGGATAATCTCCATTAGTTTTACTAAAGTATCCACCTACTCCATTATCTCTTTGTAAATCTAGCACCCATTCAACAGTAGCTTTACCAAGTCTAGCAGCACTAGCACCCTTAGAAGTAGGTTCATATTTCAATCCATCAAACTTAGTACTATCATTTGCTTTAATCTGAAAGTCATATGTATTACCATCATCCCAAACACGGAACCTAGCGTCCTGAGATTTAAAAGTTATACCACCTTCCTTAGCTGTTTTTGTTTCAAATTTACATACAGCTTCTTTAAACTCCATTAAAAGATTATCAGTACCACCCTTTCCTCTACCATCCCAACTGGTTGTGAAGAACTCATCCTTATGATTCATATACACAGTAGTAGCTGATTTATTCTCAGCAACTTTCTTAAGAGATATACCAAAGACATCACCCCTCATAAACATCTCTCTCATTTCCTTATTGAGAGCCATTAATTTTTTATCTTTAGGTAACTTTGCTTTAGTAATAGCATCTATCAATTTCAACTGAGTATCTGGGTTCTTCACTAACCAAATATCAGCAGGGTTCCAGTTATCCTTCTTCGGTACTCCAACATCAGCTGATGCTTTAGTAATTTCCTGCATGAATGTAGTACCAGTAAACAAAGGCATACCTGATACGTTAGTACCTTGGCTATACTCATCCCATAAACAACAACTAGGACCACTAGCAAGTTTTGCTAGTAAAGACTTCTGTTGTTTGTAAAAATTCTCTGTGAAATCATCATAGTCATCAATATCTGCCTTACCTAACTTATGCCATATCTTTTTAAGCCCATCATAAACATCATCATCATCCTTCATAGCCAACCAACTATTCCATGGAGAATTTCTTTGACCTGCTTTATAAAACACCCATGCAGATCCTAACTCCTGCATAGTTGTCATGGTAGAAGATGAAATTTTAACCTCACTACCAGTCTTACCAGTAGTTGCTACCTTAATTGATCTTGCACCTAATTGTAAAAGTATATGTGGTTTAGTACTAGTCTCATCTATTCTTTTA